TTCTGGTGGGTCTGGATATGAAGATCAGGATTTCGCACAAAAACTTAATAGAGCGGTACAAGAAGCTGTTAAACAAACTCTTATAGAAGAGCGTCGTTCCGGCGGAATGATGCAGCAATTTAATAGAACCGCTATTAACTCTTACTAAAATGAATACCTCTTCTACATTTAAGACGTGGAGCGCGTCACCTGTTTATAGCAAGTTTGATATAGTGCATGGGGTTAATGCTACGGACACCGCTTTTTATTATTCTTTAAAGAATGGCAATCAGGCTAATAATCCAGTTAGTCATTATGATTTTTCCATTACGTCGGTCTCAAGGTCGAACGAAGTGGCTACGGTCAATTTTACCAAAACTGGTTCCGGGCCATCTTTTTGTCCCGGAAGTTGTGTTAATATAACCGGTGTACCGTCTCCATATACAGATTTTAATTATACTGGAATGGTTATAAAGGCTACTGACACTAGCATTCAGTTTATTTCCGCTGGTTATGACATCGCGCAAACTTCCACTAATGGAGGCGTGACAACTTACCTTTCACCGATTTGGACAACCGGATTCTTTTTTGTTCCAAGCTACACCACATCTGTTGATTCGCAGCAAGCGGTTATCACCGCTCAATTTGAACCCGGATATGAACAAAGACAATCTTCTTCTTTAAACGGCAATACCGATACATGGTCTTTGACATTTTCTGATAGATCAAACAAAGAAACTCGTGCGATTAAACATTTTATTCAAGATAAAGCGGGTGTGGGATATTTCAATGTAAACATCCCGGTAAGTGACTTGTGCAACGACCCGTCTTTGAAATTCGTCGGTACCGCGCCTAAAATCTCACAGAAGAGTTTCGGTCTAAATGATATTTCCGTTACGGTAAAACAGGTTTTTGATATTTAATCCCCATTTTCGTGTAATCCTTAATAAGGAACGGTAAGAAAATGCCAAAACAAATTACAAACAAGGAGGCGTGTTCGTTTACGCCATCGACTTTAATATCATTGTTTACTTTAAACGGGTCAACAATTGGTCTTAGCGATGTTTTTTATTTTTGTGACGGCACAGCAAACAATTTTCGTCCAATAGTTTTTGATGGCGTTACCTACACGCCGCTTCCCGTAAAAATGGAAGAAATGAGTATGAGCGGGCAGGGGCAAGTTAATCGTCCAAAGATTAGCGTTGCTAATATTAAAGGATTAATATCTTTATTGATGTTAGATACACAAAGTCTTGTTGGAGCGAAGGTAACGAGACGCAGGGTTTTCGCTAGGTTTATTGATAATGTAAATTTTCCCAAAAATAAAAATCCTTATGGAGAACCAGACCCAACAGCGGCTTATAATGAAGAGGTTTTTATAATTAACCGAAAAGTTTCTGAAAGCCAACAGGTTGTCACATGGGAATTGTCAACGCCTTTTGAGTTAGATGGAGTTAAATTGCCGCGAAGACAAATTTTAGCGAATTCATGTCAGTTTCCATATAGGGACGCCCATTCCTGTAAATATGCTGGAGAGCCAATTGCCGACAAAAATAATAAAAGGTTTGTTGGCGGTGCCGGCACTTATGGATTATCTTCCTTAAATAATCGTGGTGGGTATAGTTCTTCTGAGACTTATAACGCCGGAGACTATGTTTACATTTACTCCAACCTGCCAGAATTAGCAGATATTCCAATTTATTGCGTTTGTTTAATCAATGGAACGTCTGGTATCGTGCCTTTTGCGAATACGGGTGATTGGGCCATGGATGTTTGTTCAAAAAGCATAGCTGGTTGTAAAATTAGATTTCCATCCATAGCATTACGAGGAAGTTTCTTCCCCGGCGTTTCTATAGCACCTTTTGTCGTGTCCCGCTAACGCCATGATGGAAAAAGATCAAAAGCGAATCATTGAAATTTGCGAAAATAAACCTAACCAAGAGGTTTGCGGGTTTATAAAAGTTGTTGGCGCAGAACTTGTTATAGTAGAATGCGAAAATATTGCCGAAGATAAGGAAAACAATTTTCAATTTTCCATACAAGATTCTATTTTTACGCAAGATAAAGATGTTGTAGGTATATTTCATTCTCATACAGACTGTGAGCAAGCTTTGTCTACATTTTCTCAGGCTGATATTGACGCAGCCGAAGAATTTCAAAAACCATTGTATCTATATGTTTTAAAAACCAAGAAGTGGTTAAATTATACCCCAAATGGGTATAGTAGAGATTTAATTGGTCGTCAATTCATTCGTGGCATTAACGACTGTTATACAGAGTTGCGTGATTATTATAGACAAGAATTGAAAATCAATCTTAGAGATTACATTAGATACGAAGAAGTTTTCGAGGGCAAAAATGATTATATTATGGAAAATATTTGGAAAGAAGGTTTTATAACGCAACCCAATACTTCTGTAATTCACAAAAACGATATTCTTGTTTTTAGGCGTTACGGTGCCTACCCAAGACATTTGGGGGTTTTTGTTGGAAATGGGCGTTTCTTACATCAGCCCGCTATAAATTTATCTTGCGTAGAAATTTTATCTGGTTTTTGGCAGAGTAATTTAAAATATGTTTTGAGGCATAAGAATTTTGTCTAAATTTAGTGTAATTCCATATTAGGAACGGTTAAAATATGGAAGGAACTGTAAAAATTCACCTTTTGGGAAAACTCGGTCAAGTTATTGGCCGAGAATGGGAAATTTTTGCCGAAAATCCAGCCGAGGCAATACGCGCTATTGATATAAATACCAAAGGAAAATTAAGAGAGTATTTAAGCGGTGACGGCGGGAAGAAATTTTATAGAGTTTCTTTGCAAAAGAATTCTGCGAAAAGTTCTTTGGAAGCTCAGGAGCTTTACAACAAAAGCGGTTCTAGTGATATTTACATCGTTCCGGTGGTTAATGGCTCCAACAGCGGTTGGGGAAAGATTTTGGCTGGTGTAGTTCTTTTAGTTGTTTCTTATGGTTTTGGAGCTGGATTTTTCGGCGCTGCGACCAGTACGATGGCAAAATTTGGAGCTGCGTTCACAATGTCAATGGGCGCGGCATTGGTTTTGGGTGGTATTTCCCAACTTTTAACGCCAACCTCGAAGAAGGGTGAGGAGATGAAATCGTCCTCCGTTTTTCAGGGTAATGCAACAACTGTTTATCAGGGTGGGTGCGTTCCAATTGTTTACGGAAGAACATTAGTTACTCCAATGCCAATAGGAATAGCTTTTTCTTCTGATAAAATCGGAACTACGTCCGTTGGCGGCACGGCGAATGTTGAAATTACTAAATGGGATGGAAAGGGGGGTTTGGGCGGTTATATTCAATATCAGATTTCTAGAGGCGACTAAAAATGAGTAAAGGCGGTGGCAGCAATAAAAAATCGGGGCAAGAGGCTCCAAACACACTTTTATCTAAGAATTCTCTTAAGATAAGCGACCTACTTTGCGAAGGCCCAATCAAAGGGTTTGTGCAAAAAAGTGGTGCTTATGGAAGTGGCCCACTTGTATCTACTTATTACGACAATGTTCCTGTTAGAAATTTAAACGGGTCATATAATTTTAATGTAAGTGGTCAGGGGTATAAGTTTTATTACACTTTAGGTACAGAAGATCAATCTGCCGTCCCATACTTCTCCAATTCGGAAAATTATATAACTCTTGGGGCAAATACCCAAATAAGCAACCCGCCCGCTGGCGCGGGGTATGAGAAAGTTGTTACAGCATCGTTTAATTCAACGATGTACCCGGACGCCAATAGCATAAAAATAATGATGCGCGTTCCGGCGCTATACGCTGTTGATGATAAGGGCAATACAGACGGGTATCGAATGACTTATTCCGTTGAGGTTTCGTTGAATAATGGACCGTTTGTTTTGATGGGTAGCTATTCAATTAACGGAAAATGTACTAGCCCATATTACGAGCAGGTTTCATTTCCATTGCCGAAAACGTTCCCGGCTGCTGACTATTATCAATGGACAGTTCGTATAAAACGAACCAGCGAAGACATTCTATCTGTTCGAGTTCAAAATAGTCTTTTCGTTGACGGAATTTCTGTAATGTCGTCAAACGCATTTTCTTATCCAAACAGCGTTTTGGTACATACTTATATTACAGCGGATCAGTTCGCGTCAATTCCCACGAGAGCTTATGAAATTGAAGGTTTGTTAGTTAGTGTTCCAAGCGGTTACACTCCTACAAAATACAATACAGACGGAACAATAACCCCCGCGTCATACCCAGAAATTTGGCGTGGTAATTGGCAAACGGGAGTTTACACGAATAACCCAGCTTGGGTTTTTAATGATATTCTGTCTAATAAACGTTATGGTTTAGGCAATTATATTCAAAAGGAGTCTATTGATAAGTGGAGTTTGTATCAAATCGCGCAATATTGCGACGAAATGGTTGATAATGGTCGCGGCGATGGGAAAACAGAACCGAGATTTGCGTGTAACGTATATTTGGGTCAACAAGATGACGCCTATAACGTTCTTTTAAACTTTGCTTCGGTATTTCGTGGCATGGTTTATTACGCCAATGGCATGATTACAGCCACGCAAACAAGCGATAAGACTCCCGTTTACCCTTATAACAATTCTAATGTAATTGGCGGGCAATTTACTTACGCTGACACAGCGCGAAATACTCGGTCAACCGTGGCTTTGGTAAAATGGATTGATCCAGATAATCTTTATAGGGAAAACGTTGAATATATTGAAGATACAGAAGCAATTACACGGTATGGTTATATTCAAAAGGACGTTACCGCTTTCGCTTGCACCTCTAAAGGTCAAGCTTATCGCGTGGGTAAATGGGTTCTTCAAAATGAACGTTTATTAACGGAAACCTGTTCTTTTAAGGTTGGTTTAGATGGTTTATATGTAAAGCCGGGTGACGTTTTTGAGATTTACGATAATTTTAGGACAAATCGGGATCAGGGTGGACGCATTATTTCTTTTGCTAGCGGCGGCTCTTTAATTGAGCTTGATAGGCCGGTTCAAATTGAGTTTGGCAACAAATATTCCTTATCCGCGCTTATACCGACAGATACAACGGATAATACCGGGATGATAACCGGTTCAGATCAAATTGTTAATTTCCGCGCCCCTCAAATTGAATTTAGAGAGGTTTCTAATATACCCACTAGTGGGACAAGGTTTTTAACGGTTACAAATCCCTTTTCAACGGGGTTGTTTGCGGGCTCAGCATGGATTTTGTCAGTCAGCGGGGACAGCGCCCCCACATCAAGAAGGTCTTCTCTTTATCAATGCGTTTCTATTTCCGAATCAGAGCCGGGCATAATGGATGTTGTTGGGTTGCAGTATAATACCGGAATCAATTTATCATCGGAAACAAATTATAATATCAATCCAAACCCAATTAATTCCGGTAATTTTACGCCGATTGAGCCGCCGTCAAATCTTACCGTTGCTCCAGTAACGGGTTTGTTAAACACTAACCAATTCGTCTTCTTCATGGCTTTGGATTGGGAGCCAACACCATCT